CGCGCGGGCGCTGGATCGCTCCAAACGCCCGTGGATCGAAACCGTTTTGAGTGGGGGAATGGTCCCCGGTGCAGGGGGGATGCGACCGGGGACCGTTCACAAAGCGACGTGAGGTTATTCGCCGCTGCTGCCAAAGGGACGTGAGGGGAAGAACGTCACCTTATGAAAACGACTGTAACGAATGTTTAAGGCTTTGTCAAATGCCCCCGCCGCAATCGTGCAATGTGATGCCGATAAGCGCGAGACCAAACGCCCACAAAATCAATTCGCGCAATGTGACATGGATAATAAACATTTTATCAATTCCCCGCGCATGTTGAAAGAATGAAAATGAGCGTTCCGAAATACACAATCCAAAATAAATATAATTGCCAGTTCATAGGAACATTCCACTTGTTATGTTTGTTGGCGGTTCATTTTGTACTTGGATATCAAGCAATTGATCCGATAATGCGCGATATAAAGACGCTTCCGTTGCGTATTTGTTTCGCATTTTAACAAGTGTTTGGCAACGCGCGAGCGCATCAAAATTTTCGGCTTGGTGCTTATAATATCGTGACAATTTGTCACGAAACATCGCCGCGCCCGCTGCTGGACCATTAGCTAAATGGTCACAAATCGGATTGATAATCGCATATGTTTTCATCTGATTGCCCCTAATCCAAGTTGTTTCCAGCGTCGAATATTATCAAGAAACGCTATGATTTCAAACGGTTTCATCCCTGCGAGCAAACCGAATTTTACGAAATCATCTTCGCTCATTTCGGTTATGGTTTTGAGGATTGGAATTGTGCGACCACGTTCCAATTGTTTTGGTGAAAATTCCATGTTTATGTTCTCCAAAAGGTTTTGACAATGTTATAGGGAGCAACGCTTTGGCAAACGCGGGTTGCATATCCATAGTCATACGCTTTTAATGCATGTGCGATTGCTTCGGAACGGGAAGAAAATCCGCCAAGAATAAACCAATTTCCATTGGTATCCTTTTGTTGCACGGTGTATTTCTCTTGAAACATTTGCGTTCCCCTTCGTTTTTCGACATTGCCACATTATCACGTCCAATAGATAAGCCAATGGAAAACGCACAACAGGGTATCCCAAATGTTAATAGAGCGGATAGATTATCCGCTCCGAACCCTTAATAAAAGTTTAATTAGTTGTTAAATATGATCCGGTGAAATGAATACGGGAAGCGTTGCTTGTAAATGCCGCATCGGTTAGAGAGACTGATCCGATATTATCGCTACATTCGACAATTGATATAGTTGTGGCCAGATTGTCAACGCTCAATCCGACATAACGTCCCGCCGTAGCAAGATTGATCGTAAGCCAATACGGTGAAAGCATTTGGCTTGAATTGTTTGGGGCGTTTCCAACAAACGGTAATCCCGTGACTTTAGCCGCACCAACACTTGAACCTTTCGCCACGACAAAGAAATTACCTGTAACCCAAACCAAGCGTCCGATTTTATAATAATCTCCAAGAACGCTACTTAAATTCATCCCCACATTATTGCCCCCGAATGTAAGACCGGGAGTAAAGGAACCAAGAATAGGTTGGGATAGACTTGATTGCAATTCCGTCAAAGCGGCAATCAATTGGGGAATAGAAAAATCGAGTGGATTTCTAAGCGCCTGAACACGTTGGCGGCGTAATAATTCCGCTGTCAAACTAACAATAAAATCGTCTACCGCTGTCAAAGATATTTCGTTTTCTTACGGATGCTAGGCTTTTGTCGTTTGGGTTGCGGGGGCGTGGGGCGGGTTTTGGTTTTCTCACTATAGAGTTGACCCGCGATAAGTTTCATAAACGATTTGGAATGTCCAAGCGGTTTGGCCATTGTTAGCTTTCCTTTTTTCCAGCAACTGCCGTAATCACGGCGGGGGCGATTTTCTCAACCGAACGTCCAATAACATATCCGCCTAAACCAAGCGTTACCAAATCCCACAATTTCAAATATTCTACTTCCCCAACATTGTCCGCCGTAAAACCGAACATGCGCGCAACGATCAATGAAACGAATGTAAGCATCGTGATAGGTCGCCAAGATCGCGCAAGCCAAGAATTGCTATTCGCTTCCGCTTTGATAACTTCTGATGCCGCTTTGGCCAATTCTGTATCGGCGGCTAATTCCGCCAAGATACCTTTTTGCTGCATTTCGAACAATTGCAATTTGTGTTTGTCCGCTTCCGTTTTATCGGGGAACAAACGATCAATGAGTTTACCGCCGATTTGGGCAATACTAGAAATGGCCAATTCACCGATCATTGCCCTATTCCTTCTAAAACTTTTGTATCATGTTGAGCGGCAAAAATCAAAGTAGCAGCGACACCCGCAACGCCAAAAGGCGCGAGTGGCGCGCGAGATACAATCGCGGACGCAATCGCGGCTAAAAGAAAAGCGGTATAAATTGGGTGAGCGAATAACCCATAAATGCCATCACAAACGCGGCAAGAAGGAACGCCCCAATTCTCGCCAAGCTTATGACGTGAAAGCGCGGCGAAAAAGAAAAACGGAAGAACGACAAGAACGGCCCCGAATGATTTGTTTTTTGACGGATAGACAACAAGCGCGAGCGAAACGAAAAGAGCGGTTGTAAGTAATACGTCTAACCGTGTCAATTCATCTTGCTTTGCTGGCCAGATTTTCCAAGCCGCAATAAAAGTAATCCAAGCGGTTGCAAGGGGTGTCATACCGCAAAGACAAAAACGTAAACAACGGCAACGGAAAGGATTACCGCATATACAAGATATCGCATGACGTATCGTCCTATTTGTTGCGTGGTCGCGAAAAACGAGGAAGGTTTGCGCGTCATTGTTTGTTTTTGATTGCCGCCCATATTAAAGCCAATGTTCCCGAAACCATTGCGCCTATCATAGTCAAAAAACCGATATTGTGCGCGCGTTCCATCGAATGACGCAAACGACGTAAAAATAATTGATCGGAAATAAACTCCCGAACACCTTCGGTGCTTTCCCAATCAATTCCAAATTTTGATAAGCGCACGTCACAATGATCGTCAATCATCCGCTCTAATTCGCTACGGCTAATTGTTATTCTATCGTTTGCGCCCCGTCGGTCCAATTCGTCACTCATGCAACTCCGATCAATTGAGATTGTATTTTTGCGGCGTATTCGTCCGCTCCGTTATACGTGCGAGCGAATTTTAGAACCTTGGCGGGATCGCCAATCAATTCCTCAACGGTGAATAGAATATCTTTCTTGTCGCAAAACGCTTTGAAATGGCGCGATTGCCAGATAATACTTTCCAGATATGCACCGATTGGATTTAGAAAGGGGAACGGTTCACCTAGCGCGGGATCATAGAGATTAAATCCCATGATTTGAAATCGGCCCCACGACGTAGCGCAAATTACGCGAGCGGTTTCGAGCGTGCAACGGTTTTGTTGCTTGGCAACGGCAACCGCCGCGCCATATCTATTGGTTTGGTGCATACGCTCGAAAACATGCGGTTCAAACCGCATTGCATAGAGATTATCGCCGCTTTCGATTTGGGAAATGATATCTTCAAGCGTTTTCATTTTCGGTTGCCTTTTGCGCGTCAAAGAATGTATCTTTGGGGAACGGTTTTTGCAACTCGGTTGCGGCGTTCAAAGCGGCGCGAGTGGGGCGGAAAATAGCAAAAACCCGTTTGCCGTTTTTCCAAATGTATTTTCCTTTGTGGGGATCGCTCATTTGGATTTTTCCATCTGAATAATGGTTTGCTTTCCGCCCGTTGCGGCCATAAATCCGCCGACAATTAAGAGGATGCCGATTACCACGACAACAAGACGCGGGAAATCTGTTAGAAAGGAAGCAACGTCATAAATTCCTTTTGCGGAATTGGCCGTTCCAATAGCGGCGCTACCTAGCGCCTTAACAGGGTCTTTGAACCAATCCGGCAAAATAGCTTCAAGCCCTTTATTAAGAGCACTATTTTCACCAAACCAATTGGAAACGGAACCGCTTGGCGAAATTGCCGGTGCGCCGGTTGAGAAAGGATCACTCCCGCCGCTCGAATTGAAACCGCCCATAATATCCTTTAAGTAATCCGCATATTGCGTATTACCTTGAGACACGGCAAAATCATATTCGGATTGAGCGGACGGGAACGTCATAGAATTAGAACCCGGTCATTCGGTGCAGCGAAACGCGTGAGATAATATCGCTCAATCCGCGTTGTGTATCCGGTGTAACGTGCGGGATGTTTTGATCCGGGGAAATCATCAAACCCATTGTGCGATACGGGTGAGGAATGTATCCGGCCCCAATCCCATTATCTCCCGGCAATTGCCGCGAAATCATACTGTTTCGACCGAACGTCAAAAAATCCACGGGCGCTTGCGCGGGCGGGGCCGGTTTGATTGCAGTTTGGATTTTGTCCAAAACAAATTCAAAAAGCGTCATGGGATCAATCCCCCCATTGTGTATTTAATGTCTTGCGCGTCACAACGCCGGGTAAATTCGTCCCGTTGCGCCGCATTAGCGAAAACAACGCGCGAGCCATTATCTGTAATGACCGCTAAAGAATTGTCTTCGGCAACCGTAACGGTTTTCTTTTTGCTAGTCGCTTTCTTCTTGGCCATTGATCCTTTTCCTTATGGTCCCACGGTTAGAGAATAATACCAATTGAGAAGCGTTCCCGAATTTGCGCCTAACAACGCGGTATTATCGGAATAATACGTTGCATCATAATCGCAAACTTTCGGACAGGGACAAGGGGACGCTGCACCGCCGATAGTAGGAAACGACATTACACCGCCCGTTGACGGTTGATAAGGCGGAATGTTGTAAGTTGTGTATCCAAGCGCGGGGAAACCCATTGTTAATCCCGGCGTTCCCGTTGCTCCGTCTTTGCGCGGGACCATGATTGTCATTCGTCCGCGCAAATAAAAGAATAGGATCACAACGGCCCCGACAATGGCCGCGATAATCAGAAACTTTTTCTTCTTTTGATTATCCATTGTTCCGATCCGATTAGATGAACGCGAGCGCAGCGCCCGCGATTGCACCAACCGCGCCCCAAATGCTAGATGATTTTTGCGCGGACGCTTGTTTTCCGGCAACGGCTATGTCTCGCGAAGCGGAAATTTCGGCAAGTCCTAATTGTAAATCCGTTTGATTTTCGAATTGGGAAATTGCCGTTGCCGCTTGATAACCCGCGAGCGTTTGCATGGTCGCATTTTGCAACGCGGCCATATCCACTTGAGCGTGGATTGCTTCAAGATCGGTTTGTGCTTCATAAGCGGCTAACATTTGTTGTGTTTGTAATCCCGCTATAGATACAGCCGATTGAGCGGCAATCCCCGCTTGTTGAACGTAGGATTGCTGTTCTATTCCGTACACCGCCGTATTCGCGGAAATCTGCGCTAAAGCAATTTGCGCCGCGTGTTCGCTTTCCGCTTCCATCAACGCCGCTTGTATTCCGTATACTTGGGTTTGCGCGGATAGTTGAGCTAATTGCAATTCGGTTCCCGCTTGTACGTCTTGTCCCCCGCCTTGTTGAACGACAACCGAACCGCCCGAACCGCTTGAACGGTTCATAAACAAAACGAGTAAAACAATTCCGCCGATGATTAGCGCAATCATCAATGGATGCTTTTTGATCCACGTCCAAAGCTTGTTAAAGGATTTCATTTAAGACCCCTGAGAACCTTGGAGCGGTTGTGAAACCAATTGACCGGATACAATGCCAGCAAGTCCCGTCGGGATCACTTGTTGACCCATAATAAACGGTTCCGGCCCTATGACCATCAATTGACCCATTACCGCATAATTGGAATTGTTTATGAAATACTGCATCGGAAGCGTTAGCGTATCGTAAGCGCAATTTTCCGCCCCCGGTGTCGGGAAGCGGGTTTTCTTCCATCGCTGAAAACCTACCGTAATCCGATTGAACAGATTACAACAAGCGTTTTCATTTTTGGGCGCGCCCAAATAGCCGTGACCGTATCCCATTTGTTTTTCCAATCCGATCAATAGTAATTGGAACGGATGCTAGGCGAATAACTACCCGCAAAACCGCTTCCCGTAACGGGGCCGGTTGCCGCTCCGATTGCGGAACTAAACGCGCGTCCCGCGCTTGTGATTACATTTGCGGTTTGCGCTTTGGGTGAAACCAAAACCGCGAGAATGGCAATTCCCACGATTGCAACCGCGATTGTTACAATCGCTTCGCCAAATTGCGTCATGTCAATAACTCCCGCCGCCGAAACCGCTTCCGCCCGTAACGGGCGCGGTTGCCGCTCTAATTGCATCGGTGAAAGCGTTCCCCGCTGCACCGATTACATTTGAAGTGTTTGCCCGTTGTGAGACAAGTACCGCAACAATGGCAATTCCCACGATTGCGAGCGCCACAACGGTTATTTGTTCCATTAGTCTATTCATTGGCCAATTCCCGGTGTTAGGGGTTGCAACGGTTTTAATCCGGCGGATGCGGGGGCAAGGGATCGAAACGAATTTGTTAGCCGCTCCAATTGTTGCCACACATTCGGATTATTCAAAAGCAAAGCGACCATCAACAAAGTGAGAAACGCAACGCTTAACGGACGCAATGTTTTGACGTATCCAAGCGAACCGACAAGAATAATCGCTATGACCCAAAAAGCGTATCCGTGCAAATCTTCCGTTGTGAGTTTCCACAATTCTTTATGGGTGTTTTTTATTCCCGCCCACGAAAGAACAATTCCAAGGAAAATCAAAATCAACGGCATTTGGGGTATTCTTCTCCAAACTAAAGATTAGACGAATACCTTTAGGTATTGATCTACGCGCCCACGCGCGAGAATATAGACCAAAAAACCAAAAACAAGATAAGCGATTATCACACTCGTTTGTGGCATTACAGATATCCGCCAAGCAAATCGGGCTTACGCTTTCCGATTGCAAAACCGATTGCGATAAGCACGATAATAAAGAAAACTCCGCTGATTGAGAATTGCATGGCGTTATTCTCCTTTGATTTCGTATAGTATTGTTTGCCACGCAAACGCGGCCACCAATACAAAACCGATGAAAAGAAACCATCCCCAAATCCCCATTGCTTCCCCTTTATAGGGTTGCGACAAAAAGGATTTGAGACCATCGCCTATATTCATTGGCGTTTATCTCCGTTGTGAGGAAAGTGGGGCGAAGCGTTTCCCGTTCCCGCGCGGAACGCTTCGCCCCGTATTGCGCCACACCGCGAGCGCAACAAGTTTTTCCTATTAGCCGCCACCGCCCGCGAGCGATGCCGCGCCAACAAGCGTATTGGAAATTGCGAAGCTTTCCCAACCGATCCCAAGGCTTGCGCTCGCATTGACAAGGGATGGATTGATAATCAATTCCATATTGCCAAACTGCGACGTGTTAATCGGTTTGTCCGCCGAATTGAACATATAAGCGCCAAGTGGGAAATCATCCCCAATTGCAAGGCGCGAATAGACCCCTGAGAAATTGGGTCTATAATTGAATATGTTTGTGAAATTGGCGGATTGCAATTGCCAATAGTTGATATCCGAACCGGCAACGGGATATGCACCCGCCGTTTGGTTATTGTAGATAACAAAAGTGGAAAGGAAAGAACGGAAGTTTGAATACGGAATGGGGAAATCCGTTCCCGCCGTCAAACCGCTCATCGTGGTATTCTGGATCATATAGAGCGTTGACAGATCAATGACCGGAAGCATGGGGACACCGCCCTTGGCAATCGGCAATTGATCGTAATACACTTGATGCACTTTGACAGTGTAAGAAGTGATTACGCCGGTTGCGCCGGTTCCATCGTATTGATAAACCGCATTTGTGGGATCACCCGCCGCCGCTGCAAACGCTTGCGCGCTTGTCGCAACGGTAATTCCGATATTCATTGTCGCGTTGACAACGCTTGCATAGATCGCGCCGCGCAAATCCAATTCGGAATAAGAGCACGGAAGCCAAAACATGCATTTTGCCGTCCCGCCCGCAGTCGTGAGGGGCGTGGTCGCTTGCATAATTCCCGATGGCCCCGAAGTGGAAAACACGTTTCCATAGGACAACGGATAGGATGTATTCGTTCGAGCGGCTAAGAACGGTGCGCGCGAGCGTAGGGAATTAAGCATCGTAAGATGCCGCCCATTTGTTTTTACGCGCGTATTGTTGGATAAATCATCGAGTTGAATTTGCTGCAAAAGATTTGCAGGACCGAACGCGGTAAGAATACCGTTATTCGTTCCAACATCGACAACCGCGTCGATTTCAACCCAAAAACCAAGGATCAAACCCGTCATACGCGGAACGATATTCAAAACCGTTTGCGCGGCGGGATCGAAAGTTTGTGAAAAGATTTGCTGTTGACGACGCAAAGCCGTGCCGATAATTGCGGCGCGAGCCATTGCGTTAGCGCGGGCCAAATCGGCCCCACTGATAGGCGTATTTCCGTTTGGAGCAGGCATAGCTTTTTCCTTTTAGTTTTCGTTTGAACCCGAGCCATTTGCTTTTGCAAACGGCTGTAACGCAATGTCGATAAACATCATCCCAAGAATTGACATGAGGATAATAATTATCCAATTCATAGGATGCCGCATCAATTCCCAATTCAACATGGCGTTACGCTCCGTTGCTGGATTTTACGCCGGGGATTTTGACACCAATAAGAGAAGCCAAAGCGCCCAAGATTGCGGTCCCAACTAGGACCATCAACAAAACGGTAATCCAATTCGTGAAATTCCAAGTTAGGATAGTTCTATCCATGGTCACGCCCTCTTAAATAAATCTGCGCTTTGGCTGTTCCGGTGCCACCATCTGAGTTGGTGGGGGTGTCAATTGTTGGCGGAACGTGTCCAAAATTTTCGTCCTGTCGGGAACAGGACCAAGCGGCGTGATAGTAGCTTTCCCCATGTCATACCATAGGGAGTGAAACTCTGGCAATACATGATCCACGTTATATCCGCGTACATGACGCGCGATTGTTTTTCGGTCATCTTCCATACCCAAATCAAAAATCTGAATAAAGGAAGCTTCCGAAAACGTGAACTTTGAAATCCAAACGGGACGTTGAGAAAGAATAATCATGGGGATATTGCGCGAGCGACCTTGAGTAAGAAGGCGATTAAACGCCATATCTTCCTCAATCATGTAACCCTCATCAATATAAATCCCGCAATTTTTGCGTTGCCAAATCCGCAAAAGAAATTCGTTCAATTCGTCCCCTTCGTCGGGCATCGGACGAATTGCGTACAAACCGTTTTCTTTTGGCGTTTCGTTCAAACCGATATTATGCACCGATGGAAAACGCGCAATCTCGTTTAGTAATGCGTCATCTTTCGTATTGACCATTACCCACGGAAATCTATTGAAATCCCATTGCGACAAGTGCCACGCGGCATTTTGGGTTTTACCGCTTCCGGTGCGCCCAACAATAACTAACCTATCGGATTTCTTAGGCCACTGAATTGTCAATTGCGGACCTTTATATCCGTAGGATCGAAACGGTATCCGGCAACATCGAAAACGCTTGACGTTGCTTTAGTTTCCGGTTTCGCTTGCGCTTGCGGTTGTGGCGTTTGCGGTTGCGGCGGATTTTCAACGGTATTATTGGCTTGCGCGAGATACAATCCAATAACGCGCGTTCCGTACATCGGAAGCGCGACCAACATCAAATTCATCCAAGCGGCGGTTTTCGGATTTAGCGTTATTTGGTATTGCGCTTGAACGTCCGCAATTGCTTTTGCAAGTGCTTTACTTTCATCGGGATCGAGCGCCAATCCCGGTTGATTAGCAACAATCGCAAGCGTTACGTGAATTGAAATCAAAAGCTTTTCAATCGACGTAACCGTTACAGAAAGCGACGTTTCGGTTTGGCCGGTTGATTTGGCTTTATTTCCGCTTCCGGGGGGTCTACCGCGTCCGCGTTTGGCTTGGGCGGGTTCTCCGCTGGATTGAGCGGCGTTTCCAATTCCACTTCCGGGTTCTCCGGGTTCGGTTTCCCAGATTGGTTTGATCCCGTTCCGCGCAATTTCTGGATCGACGTATCCACCGCCGCTAGACCCGTTTCCAATGTCGCTTTCAAGTCCTTTTGCGTTTGCTCCGTTTCCGTCATTTTTGTTCTGAGCCATTGATTGCTTTCCTTCAATTCGGTTACGTCGCGGCGCAAATGGTCAATGTCGGCGGTTTCGTCAACATCAACTTCAATTTCTTCGCCGCTTTGGGTTTTCGCTTTCCGTTTTGCCATTGATTAAGACCATCGGTTGAGGTTTCAAATCGGGATCACCTTCAAGCGGGATTTCCCCCGCAATGAAATTCGACATTAGCGCCCGCTCGATTGTTTCCAATCGAATTTCTAAACCGTTCAAGCGCGCGTCAATGTTTCTTAGGCTGTTGTCCATTGAAACAACCGCCTTTTGAAATTCTTCCATTCGTGCAAAAACTTCGGCTTTCAATTCCACGGGATTTATCCCGATGGATTTGAAAAGATTTTGCAACATGAAATCCAAACCGGACATTGGGTTTTCCTTTCGTTACGCTGTCGCCCACACAATCGGGGCAATGTAATAATTCATAAGAAGGATACGCCCCACGGCAACACCGCTGCTAGAAATCGTAAGTCGAATATCTTTGTCGGGGCAAACAATCGGGAGATAAGCACAACGCGCGGCGGGAATGACAAAAACTTGGCGCGTCCCCTCAACCGTAATTGTGATTATATCCGTTGTCGTTTGGATAAAGAGAGATTGCAAACCGACAAATTGTTTTTGCTCTTGCAATGTCGTTAGATCGATTTGAATTGGATTTGTCGTATTAAACGGCAAATCAATCGTGACACATTTGGGCGGTAAGCATTGCCCCTCTTTTCCAAGCGACGTACTAATGTTCGAATTGATTGCCGCGACCATCTTACTACCCTTTCAATATATAAGGTGAGGGATCACGCTTTCGCGGGACGTTCTGTATACCCATAGTATAAAGCGGCGCTATGCCCGGATTGTCAACCGCAAGGGTTAGAGCCTTCCCCATAAACATATCATCGAAAAGACCCGCCGTATGCCCGTTCGCAAAAATATATCCTTCCTCATTCAACACCGCTCGATTGTTTGAAAACGACGCGGCTAAATACAATGCGGTTGTGGCATCCTGCGATATCGGATTGAGAACGTAATAATCCTGAGTGGCGAAACGCAAAAGCAAAAATACTTTTGTGTATGGCGTTCCATTGATTGTGAACGCTGCGCCATTGTATGTAACAAGCAATCCACCATCAACAAATTTTGTAATGGTTCCTTGATCCAAACTATTTGGCGCGGCGGCAATTGCATTTATCAAAGCGGTTTCTATTTCGGGAATATCGAAAGTAATTGCTTCCGTCAATCCCGTAGCGACCGGCGTTGTCACCAAACAATTCAAATGTGCTAACCGTTGAAACGGGGCGGTTACGGTATTGCTCCAAATGAAATCCCCGGATTGTAATCCAACATTCCATAAGCGTTGTTGATTTACTCCCGTAAAACCGCTGTAACGATTTGCAGCGGGATCGGGTGTTACTCCCGCGCCCAATATAAAACCAAATTCGCCAATGGTATTTATTACCATCCGTTTCAAAAGATTAGGCGATGAAAAACAGATATTGCCAAAAGACGAATTGGCGGGAGCGGTATAAGTCATTGCGGGAACATATGGGATAACGTGCGCTGCAACCGCTCCGTCCAATACTGCCGCAAAATTTCCGGTGTAACCGATTGAACGCGGGTTCACGTCCGTAATATCGGCAAATGCCATTAATTCGCTATCGTTCCACAACGCCGGATATAAAAACCGTTGTGTTCCTACTTGATTGCCCCAATCGAAAATGGTTCTTCGCGCTAAACTTTCGGAACCGGGAACACGATCAAAAACGATTGTTCTACCGCCGTAAATATTTCCGAAAATACTTGTTTGGCGCGTATCGCCCCACATTGGCGTAGGACATTGGCGCTGCAAATCCCACGCGGCGGCAAACGGCAAACCCGTTAAAGCGTGATGCAAGGGAAAATCGACAACAGAGTTAAGAGCAAAGTTGATCGTCACTTGTTGACCTATCCCCTTGTGTGAGACCTACGGCTATATCATACTTCGCCGGTCGAAGGGGACACCTATTCTATGGCAAAGCGCATCCGCCGTCCGCGTAAAGGCGCGGCTGTCGAAACCTATTTGAAAGCGGCGCGCGAATTAAAACAATTCGCTCCAAAACTAAAAAAGTTTTCTCGCCGCAAAACGCTTAAGCCGCACGAAAAATCCCAAATCTCCTATTACATTTCGAAAATTGGGCGCACCACGCAAAACTTGCGCGCCCTCACAAAAGAAGAACGCAAAAACATTCCCAAATCGGATTGGGTTTCTCCGTCAATCCCCGCGATGAAAGTGAACCAATTGGATTTGGAAAAAGCCAAATTCAAAGCAACAAAACGCGCGATTGAAATCACGGAAGATAATGGGCGCGAGTGGATTTTTTGGAGTATCAACCGGCCCGAAGTGCGCCACATTCCGAAAACGGACCCATGGAAAAGAATTGAACGCTTAGTTGAATTGGCGTTTGCAATCTACGACGTAAAACAAATGCATCTTTGGAATACGCAAGGGATTGCCGGTTTCGGATACGGTTCTCCCGAATTATTCCTAAAACACTATTACGGCATCGAATACAAAAATACCCTAAAGGATTGGCTTTTAGGGATCGCTTTTATGATCGAGGGTAAAAATGCAAAATCTCGTAAGTCTCGCAAAACAAGTCCTGCGCCACTCCCGCAATTCTGAAATCCGCGACGAAGCGCGCGACGTTTTGAAAGAATATGAAAACGCGCGTTACGGAAAACGGATTTGGAAATTGCAGAATGTTGTCGCGGTATATGAAGCGCCACAAATTCCCGAAGGAAATATATTTGAATGACGCGCCCAACAATATCCGTAATAGAACGCACGATAAAAGAGCGCATACGGGAAATAGATTGGGAATGTGACAAACTCCGCGCGGAACAACGCGGATTGGAAAAGGCGCTTGCAATTGTCTTAGGTGAAACACCCGTAACGGAAAAACGAAAATGAGTTTGCTAGATTTTATTGATCGCAATTGGCAATTCGCTCGCGACATTCAACGCGAAAAAGAGCTAATGGAACGATCACTAGAACAACAAAGACAATACATGCATGAAGCAATGAAGGGACACACAATGAGCGATGAAACAAAATTAGGATTTCCTAATCCATGGAAACCCGAACAATCAGCAATTGCCCTAATGCATCTTGGGAAATTAGGTGAGGAATTAGGCGAAGCACAAGCGGCGGTTTCGCGCTGTATAATTCAGGGAATAAATGAAAGCGAACCGGAAACCGGCAAACCTAATAAGCAATGGCTTGAAGATGAATTGGCGGATGTAATGGTCAATATTCATTTAGTTATTGATTATTTCCGCTTAGATCAAAAGCGCATGTCGGGAAGAACGTACAAGAAAATGGAACACCTAAAACAATGGCATAAATCCCACTCGCCGCTTGTCTGTAACAATTGCTACACAGAACACGATAACCCTGGAAGGAATTGCACAAATGCAAAAGTGCAGCGTTGACGGTTGCGCGAATATGCAAACCAATCCCCATATCAAAATCAAAAGCCTAATCGTTTGTTCGGAACATTACCGCGACCATATGCAGGGGAAAATCCATTTGGTTACGGTGTCTCACGGTGTTTGCCCCACTTGTGGCCATTCGACCATTAGACAAATTGCTGAAATCGGGGAACCAAATGCACCGATGCAAAATCCATAAGCGGCGAAAAATCCAATTGTGGACAACGCAAAAACCCGCGCGGCTAACTTATGAGTGCGACCGTTGCGGCGGGAGAATATCCCCCACATTCGAATATATCCGCGAGGTTTTTGCCAATCGTTCATCATTAGAAGTTTATCGGGAGCACGCTTCGCCTAATTGCGATTGAGTTGAGGAAATAGGGGAAATGTCCAAACGAGAAATGAACCGCATAATTCGCGGCGATGCGAAATCGTCTAAGGATGCGTTTGACGTTTACGCGGTAACAATCGAAAAAGCGGGAACCGCTTCGCCAATTGCGCGAGCGAAAAAGCGTAATCACGCCGCTTTTATTATGCAAGCGCATTTGAACCATAAATCAAATGGTCCGCCTTGCTATGTTTTCGGGCATGAAATCGAGCACGATGGGGAAGCATATTATTTGCCCGAACGATTTGACCGTTTTTAATGTCGCGGAAAAACGTCAAAATTTCTGCTTGTGATGCCGAAACGGACCCGTTTCTAAAAATGCGGGTTCCGCAACCGTTTATATGGGGGCATTTCGACGGGCGGGATTTTCTCACGTTTGATAAAACCTTGGATTTTGTCCGCTTCCTAAAAGATCGAACGGAAATTTGCTACGCACACAACGGGGGCAAATTCGATTTTATGTATTTGCTCGAATATCTCATTGAAGCGGGTTTGGATGGGTTCCGTTTGCAGATAATCAATTCCCGCGTTGTATCCATGCATATTGGCAAATGCCAATTGCGCGATAGTTTTTCTGCAATTCCTGAAGCACTAAAGAAATTCGGGAATAAAAAAGATATTGATATGAAGAAATTGGAGAAATCCGTCCGTCATAAACATATGACGGAAATAATCGAATATCTTTTTGCGGATTGCGCCGAATTATATAAAGCCATGGAAAAATATAGGGAGATTGTCGGGACAAAGCCTACACTTTCCAGCAACGCCCTAGCCTATGCTAAGAAATTGGGAATTGATCCCGGCAAAACTAATCATCGTTTTGATCGGGATTTGCGGGAGTATTATTTCGGCGGACGGACGGAATGTTTGCAACCGGGAACGCACAAAAACATTACGGTTATTGATATCAACTCCGCTTATCCCTTCGCTATGATGCAGGAACACGCGAGCGGGGATCAACGCAATTTTAGAGTGTCCGATAATTTAGACGGATTAGACCGCGCGGAAATTCAACGCGCCTTTATTACCGTCGAATGTGACGCGCGGGGATGCTTTCCAAAACGCTCCGTAAATGGTGGATTGGGATTTCCTCACGAAAGAAATATTTTCAATGTGACCGGATGGGAATATACAACCGCGCTAGACCTTGGCTTAATAAATGACGTGAAAATATTACGGGTGTTCGCTTCAAACAAAACAATTCATTTCCGCCCTTATGTTACTCACTGGTATGATTACAAAAATGCTCATTCCGAAACGGACGAAAACTTGAAACGTAAATATCCGATTGAGTACGTAATCGGAAAACAAATGATGACAAATCTTTATGGAAAACTTAGCCAAAACCCGGCAAATTATTACGATTATAAAATCGTCAAACGCGGAACCCATATTTGTTATGATCCATTCACAACAAATGACCGATATTGTAATAAATGCGGCGAAAAAATGTTGGATCACGGTTGGAAATGGGTTACGGCATTTAACGCCTATGAATTGCACGCGCGGGAATGTTTGTGGAAATATAAATACCGCCTTGGCGCTGATTGGGAACAAGCGCCATTATATAAGAATGTAGCAACGGGCGCTTCAATAACGGGATTTACTCGCGCGCATTTGCTTAGATCGGGTTACGCTGTCGGAATAAATAGCGTGATTTATATGGATACGGATAGCATGTTCCTAACGGATCAATCGGACACGTCAAATATAATGCTTTCTCCCGCGCTTGGTCATTGGAAAATTGAGGCAAAGAATTGTCCGCAAGGTCATTTTGCCGGAAAGAAACTCTATGCGGTTCAATTGCCAAGCGGCGAATATAAAACCGCCAATAAAGGGGTCCGATTGTCCCCCGCCGATATCATCCGAGTGTCAAACGGTGAAAAAGTGATATGGGAAAACGACGCGCCTAGCTTCTCGATATTAACCGGAAAATTACCATTTCTCGAAACCGATATTGACAAGTTTTTCATTTCGCGCGAAGTTAAACGCACGGCTGGAATTATCCGGCCCTAACCGAAAGAGGAAAATTCGACTATGGCGCGCACCGCAAAAGCAAAGTCCCCCGCTCAAGTCAATTTTGAAAATGCCAAGAAGGCGCTTACGAAGGCTAAGGAAGCCAATGAAAAAACGCCAACCGATACTACCAAGAAGGCGCTTGAACACGCTAAGGGAGCGTTTGAAAGCGCCAAGGATGCCGCCGCACGGGATCGCTTTATCCGCGTCGGCAATGTCCGCGTGAAATCCGCTCTTAAGCAAATCGACGGAATTGGGGCGATGGGTAATCCTTCGTCCTATCGCTATACCGCGAGCGACGTTTCCAAAATCGAAACGCTTGTTAACTCGCATGTTACCGCCGCAATGGCCGCTCTTAATGCGGCGTTGAACGCGCCCAAGTCGGTCACAAAGGAAAAGAGCACCGAAAATATCTTCGGTTGATTTTCGCGGAGAGCGCATCAAATCCCACAACTCCGCGAAAGTTAGGGATTTGGTGCGCTTATCGCGGCAATCTCGCCGCAATTTAGAAACGGTTTCCCGCCGTTAAGTGAGGTAAGAAATGGATTACCGTATCACTTTTCGCGTTTCTCAAAATCATTTGCAAACGATATTCGGGGCGCTTGCAAATGAGAAAAATATTGCTTTGGAAAGTGTTGAACCGATCAAGTCCGATGCTTCCCCATCCCCGCGTCAATATCATGGCGGACAACGCTTTAAGGGTATCAAAGGACACGATTTGATTATGGAATTGGTCAAAAAGGGTCCAGCAACGCGCGACCAAATAGCGCAAGCGTTTTCTGATCGTGGGTTTGCGGTTAGTTCCTTCTCCGCTGCAATCTCAACCGCGATACATAAAAACTTGATTGTTGTTTCCGGCAACGGTTATAAAGCGAAGTGATTTTCGCGCGGCGCGCATCGGAAACGGTGCGCGAAGCGCGGCAATCTCGCCGCATAACAAAGGGGTTTCCCGCATGGCCGAACCTGAAAAGAAGAAACCGCAACACCGCGCGACATACGCTCGCGATAAAAAGAAGGGCGGTTATTTGGTCCGCATCATTGGTCCCCACGCCGCGCAATTCGCGGGGCGTTCCGTTCCGGTGCATCGAATGAATGTTGAGGAACCAACAATGGAAACACTTGACCGTTTGATTTGGTCCGGTGTTGACGAAGGATTTGACGATAAGCCGGGAACGGGTTTACCCGCCGCGCTTTATTCGTTCAAAGCCAAGCCGCGAGAGGATACGGAAATTCCGTTTTGATTTCGGTTCCAAACCTAAAAGGCAACGGACCATTGTTGAAAACGATCCTGAACCCTTCAATGATCCGTTGCCAGATTGGATACTAGAATAAACGGGGCCGGATAATCTCCGGTCCCGTTTCTACCAAGGGGAAAAGAAAATGCGTCCTGAATTTCCGCAAATCAAAACCAAAACCGAACACGCTTTTGCTAAAGCACATCATGCAAACCTTGTAGATTTAATAAACGCGGCCAAATCGGACGGACAAGGCGCGCATGACATTTTCCAATTGCTGCTAGTGCATCTTGGAATGATGGGATGTACTCCCGAAACGGTTCTTATTTATCTTATGCGGCATCAAAAATATAAAAGTTTCACGGCGGTTTTGGGGCATTTAATAAACAATATGTCCGATGATTACATGCCAAAGGATTGACGGAACAAATCGGTTAGTGTATCGTTTACGTAATGGCCATTGGCCAGTGTCAACCGGATATCCCCTGCGCCACCAATAAACGCGCGGGGGATATTTCCCCTCAAAATCCCATTTGAATAG